TGAATCGGTCTTCTTGGCAAGTGATTCTAACAATAAGATAATTACCTTTTCAATAACTCCGCTATTTCCTAAAAATGACAGAGCCATTGATTTAACAACTCCTGCAATTATGAAAGGCATTCTACCTCCTCACTTTCTTTAATTGTTTTATTATACTGTTGCATATTATTAATAAACTGTTGCAATTTCCATGTTGTCATCCAGTTTTTTTGACATAGATGTTTCACCCAATGTAATATTTCTGAATCATCCTTTATTCTATCTAATTCAATAAAATAATCTTCATAACCTTCTCTAGTCTCAATATCTATATAACTAACACCTTTATTGTTCATATCAAAATGAACTTCTACTGGTGGCGGTTTAAGATCAGACATTTTAGTTACGATAAATCCCATTAACTTCTCCTTTTCCTATATTGTTCATGCAATTTTCTTAAACGATCCAAATGATCCTGTTCTTCTTTAGTCATAAGTTTAATGAGTACGGAATCTCTCTCTATCATCTCTTCTACCTACATTAATCCTTAAATCAGTAAGAGTTGATTCTACATCCTTCATTTGGTTTTCAAAGTTTTCTTCTGCCATATGTAGGTGTTCAATATGAAGTGTATTTTCACGAGCTATCTTCTCTACATCCATAACAGTAGCAAATAACCAGCCTACTATGCCCATTAAACCTGCAACAACAAGTGGAGTAAAGGTTTTAACAAGAGTATGCTCAGCCATTGCTTGCATGGCGTTATTACCATTTCCATTAGCCATTAGAAGTTAGAGCTTAGAGTTTTATTTTTCTTACGTTTAGCACGTTCAAAGTCTTCAATAGTTAAACTTTTCTTTGGTTTATCTGGATCTTTCATCTCTTCCTCCCAACGCTTAACTCTCTCAAAATCAGCCTTATCCGGTTTGAAAAAGTCTTTAAATTTTTTTAATAAATTAGTCATCCTAATTCTTACCTTTTTTTAATTTATATCTTCCCTTGCTTGCTTCCATCTCTTCTTCATGTTCATGATCCTTCTTCTCACGGAACCAATAGTCAGTAGACTTTGCAAGAACAGCAACGTATGCTCCCATAAGGATATTAATGAGGTCACGGCTCGTTTCCTTAACATCCGAATAGAACAATAAATAGAGTAGAACCAAGAACGTAACTGCGTTGGCAATTGAAATTGTGAATCTTGCCCAAAAGTTGAGAAGTTTCCTATTTTCAAGCGCACTCCCTGCTCCACCAAATAGTGACTTGTTTACTTTCATTCATTGTAAATTCGGTCATAAATGCCCGATTATTCTTCTGGTTCTGTTTCTTCTTCCGGTTTTTCCATATCCAGCAGTGCTTGCTTGTACCCTTCTGCTTGATGTAGTTGTGCTTGCAGATTAGGAATCTGGTTTCGTAAGTCTGAGATTATCTTGTCTACTTGTTCAAGTGTCATTGAGCGATTATCCTTGCTCTGGTCATGGGTTACTCCTTTGGATTATCTGATTTAACTTTTGCAATTGCATCTTTCCATGTGGTTGTGCCATCTAGTTGATCGTGGTATTGCATATCGAGTTGGTCACCTATACTTGGATAGGTTGATGCTCTGTCTCTGGCGTATTCCTGTGCATCATATTCTGCTTGGAGATTTTTAATCATTGGTGATACTTCTTCCCAAGTTATCTTAGGATTATCTTCAGATAATGATTTATATGACCTGTTAAAAGTTTCTTCTGTATCTGGAGAAGAATCACAAACAAACTCTTTTACACCTAGTTCTCTGATTGCTTCTATAATCATCGTGAAACCTCCTGTAAAATCATTGTTGATGTATGTCTCCCCCAATCATCACCCTGCATACGCCTATTCAGGTACACAGTTGCACTACTTTTTGTATACAACTCTATCTCAATAGAATTTGGTGTACTTGCAATAGTTGGATTTTCATATAAATAAGTATAAGAAATTACATCTGAATTCCATCCTTTATATTGTCTCCCACCAAATAACCCATCTGCACCCTCAACACCTATTACTGATGAATTTGTGTTATCATATAAACGAAACCATAATGTTGCATCATCACTGTCACTAATAATTAAAGAAAGAGTAATTAATATATCTGAGTCATTTTTAAGTGGCGTAATTGCTTTTTTAAATGCTGTTGAAAAACCTCCCCAAGCGCTAGAATTCCTACTAGGCGTACCACCTGTTTCTGAAGCTGATAATTTATGGAAAACTGTTTGTATCGCATGACCAGCAGGAAATGCCCCAACAATCCCTGACCTCGATCCTGCCGAATTAATTATTCCACTCATGAGTTTCTCCTATGTCCAGTCTTGGTCGATGTAAGTGACATACCAATCACCATGTGTAACAGTATTATAAACCTCCAAATCGTCATCTTCCTCTATAACAAATTTATCGTTCCAAACAAATGTCTCATTTGCTAAATGTGTAGAAGTAATTATCCTTATATCATACCCCCCAGTATTTACTTGTATGGCAAGAGTCCCAGATACACTTTGTTGTTCACAAAATATAAGTGACAATATCGTATAAATATGTCCTGCTGTACCAGAAAGTATGTTTTGCCATTGATTATTGAGTGTCTTAATACTTGCCCGGCATAATCGTTCTGAACCTGAACCTGTTGGCATATTTCCTGAACTGCCTGACGATACTAAAGTTCCTGCCGCCATATTAACCTCCTAATGTAAGTGCTTGGTGTGTACTTGATTGCATAAATGCTCCTTTTTGTTTAATTTTTCCTGTTGTTTTAGTCCATATATCACCAGTTGATAAATCACCGTAAATCGTATTGCCGATATTCAATTGGTTATCTCCAGTTGCACTAGGAGCATCTACATCATAACCAATTATGATATTAGCATCCCCTGACGTTATGTTATACCCAGCTTCCCGTCCTATTGCAGTATTATTGTCTCCGGTGCAGAAATCTAATGCCGAAAAACCCACTGCAACATTACCAGTGGCAGTTAAAGCACTGGTATCACTTAATGCAAGCCTACCTACTGCTGTGTTTTTTGAACCAGTAGTAATGTTACCACCAGCAGTCGTTCCAACTCCTGTATTTTCTTCACCAGTTGTGACAGCATTTAAAGCATAACTACCGATTCCTGTATTCGTTCCACCAGTTGCATCTTGCATTGCGAGCCAACCTAGTGCAGTATTGCTATTAACTAACCCTGTAGCACCACCAAATCCTATAGTGCATGGATATGACGCACCATTAGGCTGGAGGGTGGTTATCCCTTCGACAGTTAATCCAGTAAGTGTCCCTACTGATGTAATAGCACTCTGTGCCGCACCTGTTACTGTGGCGGCTGTTCCAGAGGCGTTACCTGTTACGTTGCCTGTTAATGACCCTACAAATGTTCCAGTGGTTGTTCCACCAACAACGGACATATTGACTTTGTGCGCAGAGTGTGTTCCAGTTCCAGCATCAGTAAAGTCCATCTCCGTAGACCCTTGAGAAGGCCCAACCCAAAAGTAGTTCCCGTCCACATCAACTACATAATAAACTGTACCTATAGTTAAACCTGTAGGTAGTGTACCTGTGGTAGTAAATGTGACTCTATCATGAAGCACTAAGCCATGACCTGCGCTAATTAAATTTAGATACCCCTCATTATGCTCAGTTACCGATTGGATGGTTATAGGTTGGCCTCCAGCTACTAGACCATCAGTTGTCGTGAATCCCGCATTAAACGTAACTGCTCCAGCAAAGGTTCCTCCTGAAGCCGCACTTACAAAATCTGTTGCTGTTGATGTATCAACATAGTCTTTAACTGCGGCAGAAGTTGGAATAGTTGTCTCATTATCATTACTGGCAATTCCTTCTGCTTGAGTAACAAGTGTTGCGGCGGCAAAACCAGTAGTTGTTAATTCACCAATAGTAAGAGCTATCCATGTAGTTGTTCCAAGATCATAAACATACATTATGTTAGATGTAGTATTGTAATATAAAGCTCCATCAGTTAATGGATTTTCATCATTATCTTCAGTTGGTACTGATGATTTTGAACCTAAATAACGATCATCAAAAGCATCTGTATATCCTTCTGCGGCTGAGGCTGAAGCGGCAGATGCGGAAGCTGAAGCAGAAGCATTACTTGCATACTTCCTTGCAGAATATAAACCTGAAGTAACTTCTGTGGCTTCTACATGTGAACCTCCACCCAATGCCCATTGCTTTGCTGTACCACCTGTTGCAGTAACACCTTGTGAGTACTCCTTTGCAGAGAATTCAGATGATGCTACTGCACTTCCTGTTGCTGTTGCCCATTCTTTAGCTGATCCGTCTGCTGGTGCTGTCCCCCCTGTTTCAATTGCCCACGATTTTGCTGATTTATCACCTGATGAACCGCCTGTAATATCTGCTCCAGTTTGTGAGGCCCAATTTTTAGAAGAACCTCCTGTACTTGCTTGTGTACCTTGAGCATATTCCTTTGCAGAAAACGTAGTGTCTATTGCGGCACTTGTATCTTGAGCCCACTCTTTTGAAGAACCACCCGGTGCATCACCTTGTGCATATTCTTTTGAGGAATATTCTGCTGGAGAAACATTAGAAGCTACAGTTTTATCATATGTTTGAACGATACCATCTTCAATAGACCATGATTTAGCTTCCAATATATAATCTTGTGCTAAATCAATATCAATTGTAGATACACCTAAATTACCTAAACTATCAAATCTAAGCCCTTTATCTGCACGACCTGCTGAAGTAGCAGTTAATGTAGCAGAGGCTTCTGTTGCATCACTTGCCTCTAATACGTTTGAAAATCTGAATTGTCTATCAGAAGTATTTTTCAACTGCTGAGACATATTAACCATAAGGTCTAATTGACCTTCTACAGATTCAGCTTCAAATTGAGAGTTATTTTGTAAATCAGTAACTTGTTCAAAAGTAACATCTCTTAGAAATAATACCTTATCTGAAGACCCGGGAACTTTACCACTTTCCCATGTTACTGTTGCAGTAGTACCAACTAAAGCTACAGTATAATCAGTTGTAATTGTTTTGAGAAGAGTTTTAGTCCATGTAAGAGTACCCGAACCTGCAGTAGATATAGTTACAGGAGTTCCACCCTCAGTAAGAGCTACTTGGAAACTATTGTTTGTATTAAGAGTTGGATTAACAACATAATATATTGTATTTGCGAGTAATCCTGTAGGTAGACTGCTTGTAGAAGATAAAGTAATTTGTTGACCAGTTATATGACCATGAGCAGTATCATCTAAGTGATTATCAGTAGTATCTACTGTAAAATCCCCTGTAGTAGTTACATATACCTTTACATGAGCAGTATTTCGTATTGGTATATCAGTTCCACCTGATCTAAATACAACAGGATTAGCATTACCTGTATATTCGTATCTGTCTAGTTCGGTTGTAATCATCTTAGTCCTCCATAACCCCAAATGTTAGATGGTTTTAGCATAAATGCTTCATCGTTTGTTCTTGCTCTTGCTTCTAGAGTATCAAGATATCCGGGGCTAAATGTTTCCATTACACCATAATGTAAACCATAATTAATTGCGGCCTCTGTATAAAACAAATTAGCGTATGGAATATTATAACGCAAGTTTTTCCAAACATCTTCTGCATCTTTGTTTCCGGTTGTCAACCCTACAAATAATTCGCCAAAATCTTTAAATGTTGCATATCCTGCTCCTAGTGTGGCTTCATCCCACTTATGATAGTATCTTCCATACTCTCCTGCAAGGAAATCTCCAAACATTCCTGCAAAGCCACTCTGTACTAATGCATCAGTTAATACGGCTGGATCATCATATGCTGGCGGTTCTTTGCCTTTAAGCATGTTTTTAGCGGCTAATGAGGCATATCCTAGACCTACTGCTGGTAACATATGGATAACACCGGGTAATCCTAGTTCCATTGTTCTAGGATAAGTATTCATTACTATACTCATTGTATGGGTTCTAAATTCCCAAAATAAATGAGTTGCCGTATCAGGTAATGTACCTCTATTAAAGTTTCCGTACATTAATGCACGTTCTTTACCTGTTGCTTCCGGGACACCAAATTTAGATTCATTAATAAAAAACCTATCTAACTTCCTTGCAATTGATTCTGGCCCTTTTTTAGTTCGTATCCAATCTCCAGATATATAATTATTACTTGCATTACCATCTATTCTAAAGTCTTTTTCATTAAATGTACCAATTTCTTTTAATTTATTCCAATCTTTTTCTGTAATACCATACTCTTTCATTAATTTAGCAAATCTTGGTTCTAAATTAGCAAAGTTTTTGGACATTATTTGATTGGCAAAATGATTGGATGACATCATTGCAAAACCTTCCCTCATCCAATTCGTCCATCCATGTGAACCATTCCATGTTAAGAAATGATCTTGCATTCTAGATAAACGACCAGCAATAGGAGTTGACATTACTGATCTTGCAGATGCACCAAAAACTCCATCATATCCAATGCCAAGCATCCTAAGAACATTTTTTTCTTCTTTACTTACTTTTCCAAATGCACTTCTATACAAATGATTAACCATTCCTAGATATGCTGTATCTGGTGAAATCCCCTGATAATGTAAATTAATACCAGTTGACCACATATCACCAAAAGAACTAATCATTTGTTTACCTAATTTTGTAACTGTTTGCCATGCTTGCCATCCAACTACAAATTTAGCTAATGATGCATTACCAACAATAAATGATTCTCCTGAAACTTGATATAATGCCGCTTTTAACTGCCATGCCTGTATAGGAGAGATTTTTTTGGTACTTTGAAGTGTTTCTATTATTCTATTGATTTCTTTTTCTGGTAATACATTTTTTGTTGTAGTTGTACCATCTGGTGCTTTAATCTTTTCTGACCATCCATATCCTAATGTTTCTCCTATTGCAAGATGGTTATCCATCATATCCATATTAGCAAATATAGATTTTCCTATGTTGTAATAGCCAAATGCTTCATTATATTTTAATATTGATGCTGTATCTTTAAATTCAAGTATTCTTTGTACTTCCATTAATTGTTTTAATGGGGTTGTTCTATCAAATTTTTCTCCTAAAATATCTGTTACTCTTTTACTTACATTTTGTTTCTTCTTTTCTGATAATTTTTGAGTGATACCATCATATATATCATCTAATAGTTCATCTATAGTTGTTCCAGATTTTACTTTAGATAAGGTTTTCCGTGTATCTATTAACCCAATTATTGTATCTTTCCATATTTGTCTATCTAATGCTTCACCTTTACCTAGTATCCTAACTGGATCGTGATAAGTTGCTGTTATATGGTCATCCAGCCACATTAATCCTGAACCATAGGCTTGGCTTTCAAATACTTGTAGTCTTTTTTCTTCTGTTATAATCTTTGCTAATTTAAATGCTTCATCATTATTTGTTTTTTGCATACCATTAAAAGGATTTAATTCTTCAACTAAATCTTCTACAAAATCTGGATCGTCTAATAATTTCACCATTTGACGATTACTAAGATTCATTTCTTTTAGTACCCTTGCATTTCTCATTTCGGATCGTGCAGTTGCATTAATCCATAATCCATTTTTACCTACTAAAAAGTTCCAAAGTGTTTTAAATGGATCGGTTGTAGTGGCATCAAGGTATAAACCATCTTTTAATGCTTTAATAGATTCCTTGCTTCTTCTTTCTGATACTTGTCTGGATATTCTTATTGTTTTATCAGCATCAGCTTTTGTATTAACTTCTTTTATAAAATCAGATAATGACTCTGCATTTGGTAAAGTATTAATAATCTCCTCTACTTCCGAGTCCTTAAATCCAGCATCAGTTAAAAATTTTCTACATGCATCTGTTGTCATAATTAACCTTTACATGCATTATAATTTCTAATTGCTTGTTCCCTTAGAGTAGGGTCTATAACAGGCTCACCTTCTAATTCTAATCGTGTTGTTTGTTGATCTACAGTAGTCTGGTGAGTTTTAATTTGTTCTTGTCTGAATTTTTCAGCTACTTCGTGTACAAGTTCTGTTGTAGGTGATAATGTTGTTACAGGATTAGGATCTCCGATACCTTGCATACTATCTACAGCTACATTATCACCATGTTGAGTTAATGCTACAGCCATATTTTGATTATGAATTTCAGGATCTACAGATCGTATTTTTTTTACTAATCCACTAAATTTTGCTAATCCACCAAAACCAGCACCTAATATTCCAGCTATACCTACATCCATCATTGCTCCAGCCCAATGTACATCTCTTCCTAAACTTTTTAAATGTGATTGTTTTACTGTTTCAAAAGCAGTTTGTCCTATCATTGCATTTGCAGACATACCTAATATTGGCATTTTACTAGCTAATCTTGCTACTTTAGATATTCTTCCTGCCCATCCAACAAAAGGAATATAATTTATTGGGTCTGCTAAACTACCAGCAATCATACCAGTTATACCACCAAGACTTAATATACTGGTATTTTTCATGTATTGACCATAGAATTTTTCTCTTTCTTCTATCTGTTGAAGTATATTTGCCTGATTTTCAGTAATTCCTTCTCTATATTTATGACGACTTTGATCAAAACCTCTTGCCCTCCATTCGTCTTCTGTCAATACTTTTAGGTTACTTTCTCTATCGTCTTGGGTACTTAACCAATCTGCTCCATGCATAAATGAATTATCATGGAATGCATAACTAGCAGACTGTTTAAATGCCCCAAATGTAGAAGGGATATATTCTTGTAATGCTTGTTGTATAAACATTTCTTGATATAACCCATCATTCCATTCAAAAGAATATTCTGGTAAATACATTAGTTCCAAGTCTCTCTAAGGTTTAAATCAAGTTCCCAAAAATTATTTACCCATCTTGCCGCACCTTTAAAATACTTTAATGGTTCATTTTCAAAAAATTGGGTATATGGTCTATCAAATCTATCCATAAATTCTCTTAAAACATCTTGTGCTGTCTCTTCATCTAAATGATGTATTGTTTCATCATATTTATCACCGAATTTTTCTTTAGCTTTTGCTTCCATCATTCGATATAAGGGATCAACAGCATGATTAAATTCTATTTCCCCCATCTGACCTTCTAATGTCGCCAATCCTCTTCTCATTGCAGGAGCCATAGATTCAGTTTCTACTGCCCTACCACCTCCGGGTATTCTATGTTCAGGGACTTTACCTTCATGAAACAACTTTTTTATATTTTCGTGGTTATAATCAAAAAACCAACTTGTGACATATTCTAATATTTGATCAGAAGCAGAAGCACCTATTAATTCCTGCTGTGAAATAAAATGTGTTGTACCATTAGGGTTTCTCATTGAACCTATTAATTCTGCATTTTGAGGTGCTTGATTAGGTTTATGAGCAAATATTCCTATATAATATCCATCCTTACCTTGACTTGCAGGAAGTAGCTGAGTATATATATATGGAGCATTACCAGCCATTAAATCTTCTAGTGCTTGCTGTTTTAATTTATCTGCACGTTCTACAAAATTTATTTTACCTTTCTCTGCTAATATTCTTGCTGGATCAGAACGAACTCCTGTAGATTCTACTGCCCTTTGCATTGTATCTTGTTTAAGTTTTTCAAATTTTGCTGGTGTAAATCCTTCATCGTTTACTATTCCAAAATGTAAATCTTTATGTTCATAATTATTAGCAAGAAAATATGCTCCTTTTGCTACATTTTGATGAATAACACCATTTGAATCAAATAACTGTTTGGGAAAATTAAGATTAAATCGTACATTAGGTCGTAATACTGCCACATTAGTTTTTTTGAATACGTCACCTATTGCTGTCCATACTGAGTTATAAGTATCACTTTCTGGATCAATTCTTCCGTCGTCCATTCTCCTATTAAGTTTAGCTATAATTCTTCTTTCTTTTTGATCTCTCATTACACCATCATATATACCACTTATAGGTGATAAAGGTTTTTGCTTTAACCACATATCTAATATATTTCTTCTCCATGCTTCCATATTATGATCCTGCTGGTGATTTAACTTTAGGTAATTTCTCCGGGTCCCATGTATCTAAAACATCATCTACTGTCATATTTTCGCCATCCCAAATAGCATCATCCATATGATCTTGCCACTTATAAGGGAATGAGGCTTTTATTTCATGATAGGCGACATTTTTTGCCATTCCATGAGTAACCCCCGGTGCAACATCATCACCATATAGATTTAATGTTGCAATAACTTTAGCTAAATGTTCTAAGACTTTTTTGGGATGGTTTATATCCCCAATGTTACTATTTTCTGCTAATAATTCTTTTGGAACAACATTTGCCCAACTGCTTTTGAATACTCCATGTTTCTTTTGCCATTCCCAATATTTCTCCATATTATAACTACCAGTTTCTTTTATAAATTTTGCTTGATCTGATTCTAATAGCCCTGTTTCAACAACATTAACAGTTAAATCTGTTTGTCTTTTCATAAGTACTGGCATTATTTGTTGAACTACTTTGTCATGAGAATCTTTATATTGCGGAAGAACATCTTTAGCTTCATTTAATTGCGACATATGAGATCGTAAATCTTGAAGACTGTATGTTTTATGATTTTCAGCAATTATTGCAACACGTTCTAAGACATCTCTTTGTCCTGCAAAATATGTCAACCATTTTTCACTTGGTGCTTTCCCTTTTGGATATGGGCCAATACCTTCATCTGTTGTTCTTCGTCTAACACTTCCGGTTTCTTCTTCCGGTATTCCTTTTCCAAATTTAGCTCTTGCATGTATGTTGGTTGCATATGCAGAAGTTATTCTATCCGACCAATTATATATTTCACTTGCAGACCATTCTTCACCAGCTTCTTTTTCTTGCTTGATAAATTCTTTTAATTGACTTCTTGCTAGATCAAATATAGGTAGAATTGTTGCCGCTTGTACAGTTTGTAGTTGTCTATGAGTACGATCTTGCTTTCTGCCACCATCATTTCCTATACCACGAAGAATTAAATATTTTCCACCAACTGTATCTACACTTCCTAATTTAGCATAATCTAATGTCCAAATCTTTTTACCATTAGAATCAATTTGTTTTCCAAACATGTGCATAATAGTACTTGCACCCATAAGGTCAGATTTAGCTTTACTTATTAATACGCTACGAGCCTCAGATTCAGCAAACTTAATTAATTCTTCTTCTTCTACTTTAAATTCTTGCCGATCTCTCTGATTAGTAACTCTTATAAAGTTACTTATATGATGTTGCATTACATAGGGATTCTTTAACTTCTTTTGAAGCCATTTAGAGCTTTTACCAACCCAATAACCATCTTTATCCTTTTCACCATAGAGATGTTTAGCGGCTTCTGCTGTTTGTGGATCATCAAACATCATACCAATTCTAGCCATTTCTGCTTCTAAATGAGCTAATTGTGTTTCTTTTAATTCGGTTTCTGCATCTCGATCTTGTTCAAGTAAATTAGCTTTTTCTTGTTGGAATATTGCTTGGAATAATGCGGCTGGTCGTACATGTTTATATTTATTACTTAAAACTAATTCTCCTACTGCATCACCAAAACTTTTACCTTGTAATGATTTAATATCTTTTCTTGAGTCTTTCCATAATCGTCTTACATCTTGTTGAAAAAGAACTTCTTCATTTTTAATTTCTTTACTTAAGTTTTCATTTATAATCTTTTCTTGACGATTTCTATTATCATTAATTAATAAATGTTCCCAATAGTTAGAATTAAGTGTAATTTCAATACCATTCTCATCTTTATATTTATACAATCCTTTCCTAGCTTTTAATAAGGCCTCTTCTCTACTAGCATCAGGATCATCTCGAGAAATCCATTCAGATTGAAATTGAGCATTTAACATTATTTGACCAACTTCTAATTTTTTATCTCGTATTTGACCAAGATTCCAAGTACCAAGAAATCCTAATTCGTCTACTTGTTCATTCATTTTTATTCGTAAATCTTTAGCTTTATTACCAGTAGGATCAGTCATATACGCATCTAATACTTGTCCTTTATAATCATCAATATTATAATCTAAAATACCAAGTGTTTGTGCGGATTGAACTGAATCTACTTGTCCCATAATATCATTAACAATACCTATATCCATAGTAAGCCAATCATCATCTATCATTGCCTTTACATCATCATTTATATCATCTGGCATTTGTAATGCACTTATATTATGTTGTAACTCAGAACCAATATTTAAATCTGTTCTTCCTGAACCATCCATAGTTTTGTATTTATTCAATACGTCTTTTAATTTTAAATGTTCATATCTGGTATTAGGAAGTTCTGTTTTTAATAATTCAGTAATTCTTTGAGTATCTTTCAGTTTGTCTCTTAGAAGTTTCTTTGCTTGTAATATATTAGCTGTATCTTCTGATTTTTTATAAATTTCTGCAAAAACTCCTAATCCTTTTTGAAGTTCATCAAATAATTTTGCATTAGACATATCTACTTGTCCTGCATTTTCATCAAGGCCACGATATTGTTCCTGTATAGGAGCAACATTATAGATTTGATTTCTATTTGATTGGTATTGTGGTTTAACTATTTCTGCCATTTAATGCGCTCCACTTGTTTTATGCCATGAAAATAATCCATCTCTGTATCTTGATTTATAATTACCATGTTTATTTCTTTTTATCCAATTTAATGCTTTTCCACGCCATATACCTCCTTTACTGCCGCCCTTCTGCCCAAACCCTAGGGTTCCCCCTTTAGAATATTTAGATGTATGACTTCTTTGAGCATCAGACATTCCTTTAAAATCAGATATTTCTTTAACATCAGAAGTAGTATTTATTTTTTTCTTACCCCATGCACCCCATTTAGATACATCTCCTGTACCAGACATAGTTGCTCCAGCCGCATGTGACCTTATCCCTGTTTTAATTAAATCTGTTTTAAATCCTATATCAGCCGATTTTCTTTCTTTACTCGCTATTCTTTTTTGTTGTTTTTCATTCAGTTTCGCATTTCTCCATTCCGATCTATTTTCATTTTCTGTTTGTCTTGCAATAGATTTAATACGATTTCTAGTATCTTTAACAACATTTGTTTGTGCGGTTAATGCATTTTGCGCTATATTTATTAAAGCGGCTCTTGGAGAACCAGAATCTATTGTAGCACCACTTGAACCTCCTGCAACTTCTGCCGTACCTTCTGCTTCAAGTCCTGCTCGTGCGATATCTTCTACAAGACGTCCACCTGTTTCTAATACTTGAAACTGTGTTTGGCGACTTTCTTTTTTTCTTTGATTGATATTATATTTTGCAGTTAAAAGAGATTCTCTAGCCGCACGATCTCGTTCATTAGCATTACTATACAAACCTTTTTTTGTATTATAAGCATTATATGCTCCTAGAGCAAATGTTGTCGCCGCATAGCCGTAAGCCATTATGATCCTCCTGTATCTGCTTCTATAATAATAGCATTTAATTGCATTGGGAATGGCCCATTAGAAACAATTTTTAAATTATGTGTATCCCAACCAATACCTGATAATGATAATTTTCTTAAACCGGAGAATAAAGGAATTTGTCTTCCCATTGCATCTTGTGTTGTTCTGAATAATAATTCTTCTGATAGATCATTATATTCTAATTGGATACCTAGTGACTCTTCAACTAATACTGCGGCTTTAATTAGCCTTTTAGTATATGAAAACTGATTCTCTGGAGCAGAAGGAGTTAATGTTTCTAATTCTGCATCATATGGAAGTCCTGTTACATGCTCATTCCCTTGAGTATGAGATAATGTAATTGTTTCATCTGATGCGCCTGTATTTGAAACAGTCATATTAGCATGTTGCATCCCTTCATAATATACTTGCACTTTTTCGTTCCTGAGATGTTTAAGTCCACTAATAATTTTAGAAGCTGGAACTGTACCAGTAATTGCGCTATCAGAGAATACATAAGCATTACGATCTAAAGCACCTTCTGTTGGGAATCTACTTAGTGTTTCAACATGGTAAATATCTGACCCATTTATAGTTCTTTTTATTTTAAACCATATCTGATCATGACTTGCAGTTGGAATCATGTCAATATCAGTTACTTGTGCATGTGAACTTCCATCTGCCTCTATAATAGGATTAGTTGCAGTTGTACTTGCAAAACCTGATGAATCTAGACGAGTTGTTATTTCTGTATTAGTAGCTCCAGATTCCGTAACAGTAGCAACTGTACAGGTAGCATCAGCGGCTCCTCCAATAGTTGCATTATCTATTGTTAATACATCTCCTATCTCATAATTAATTCCAGCAGTAGTTATTGTAACAGTAGTTACATCGTTTCCAGCGACAACTACAGTAGCTACTGCACCTGAACCGGAACCCCCACCTAAAGAAACAGAAGTATAAGTATTATTTGTGTGAGTTCCACCATCCACAAAAGTACCAACAGTAGCTATAGGGAACCCAACTCCTTTTACAGTGATGATCTCTTGACTAACATTCCAATTAGAATCTGCATAGTTAGATACAGTAGCATATTTATCTACTACAAACATACTTGTCTGATCTCCTGCAACTGTGTACATAGTAGGTTTATGCCATGAATGTGTTCCTGCGCCATCATCTGTCCATAATATATCAGCACCACCGGAAGTTAATGCAAGTTTAAATGTATTATCTGTTTTATTAACTACATAATAATTTGTACTTAAACTTAATCCTGTAGGTAAAGTCCCGGTTGTAGTTAATTGAACTATATTTGTATTAATTAATCCATGTGCAGTATCAGTAAATAAGATTTTGTTTCCTGAATCTGCTACTTCATCTCCTGAACTATCACTAACAACAGCTTCCGCATCAGCAGTTTTTTGTATTGTAGCAGTAACTTTCCGATATATTTTACCTGCAATCACATGTTCAGACCATGCTTTAAATTCTAAACTACGGTCATAACTAAGTGAAAGCAATTTACCATTTGCCATCATAAACCAGATAATAGCGAAAGGTCTTTCCTGCCAGACCATCTTTTCAATCATAGAATCTTTGATTATATCGTAACCTTTTAAAGATATTTTACTAGAAATCCATTGACTAACTGTATCTCCTTCTAATTCAAGAGCTTGAACATCTTTCCCTCCAATTTGAGTATATAATAATGCATTAGAAACAATAACTGGTGCAGTATCAGTTGCAGAGAATGTTGTTTCTCTATTAATTGTAAATCGAAATGGCGTAACACTTAAATTAGTTTCTGAACCATATAACATATATATTCCAGCAGAAGTACCCATTGAAAGTTTCTTAGATTCTCCTAACCATTTTATTTCATCCAATGTATCTGAATCTAAAGTAAAAGTAAGTGCGCTAGAATCTATTATAATTTCTGATGAAACTCCTTCTGTAACTGAATCTGGACTTCCTTGCTCTGATATGACTGAAGGTGAAAATGAATAAAAGTTTGCAGTTTCAGATAACCAGATTGTAGATGGTTGCACATTTGTAGCCGCCATTACCATACGTTGCTGATATATTTGTGCTACATGTGGGTATCCTTCGCCATCACTAAATGCACCTAGTCTGAATTCTGCTGTTCCATAACTACCTCTTGTATTAGCCATTTCTGACTTAAATTCAACAGTAATTATACCATTAGTTGAATCAGTACCTTGACTTTTGATTATACCCCATGCCCATTTTATGCCCCCAATATTATTACCACCTTTTAATAATGGATTAATTCTTATAAGACGACCTATATCATTTGATGAAAAATATGAATTTGTACTCGTTTGGGAGCCACTACCATTATTATTATATAAAGTTAAACTTCTTGGTGTAGCACTAGCTTCATAAACATATTTTTCTAATTTAACTTCTGCATTTGATGCAGTTGTTTCAGGGTTATCAGTATCAGTTTGTACAAGTTCAAATTCTCGTATTTTTCCTCCATCTGTATCAGAGAATTGAATTGTAGTTGATGTAGTGGCAATAACATAGACATCAAGATCAAAAGTATCATCTCCTAATGCTCCTACAAAACTTGGAGTTGCAGTACCAGAACCACCCGGTGTAATAACTGCTCCATCTACTGATGCTTTTAGTTGGAAAGTAGACGTAGTTAAGCCTGTTGAAGATACATAATAATTTGTTGAAGTAGCAAAACCAGATACAGAAGCAAAAGTTCCAGTAAAAGTTACTATATTATTTGGTTTAAGTGTATTAGTTCCTGCTATTGAAGCATTTGAATGAGTAATAGTACAAGCAGTAGATGCAATAGCAACACTATTTGATCCATCCATTTTACTTTGTGCTTTACCATCAGTAGAAGTTGTACCTGATATATTCTGTCTTACATTTCCCCAACCTGTACCAGAAGAACCATTAAGTTTTATTTTCTGACCAACTTGCAGTCCATGATTTGCAAGTACCAATGTATTATCAATAGTATTGAACTCAACTGCCCCAATTTCTTTTGTCGCAGTAGGTTCTGTTGTCAATTTTAATGTATATCTTTTTGTATCATCGCTTTCATCCCATATATTAATTTCTGTATATGGGCCATCTACAGTTACAAATTCTTCAATTGCCCAGACACTATTATCATCAGCAACAGCACTTGTCTCAGCATCAGATAAAGTACGGAATATTTTTTGGGGAGGTTTAGTAGGACAGCACACAAAGATAACATCACCACTTTGTGTTGTTTTCAAGGTAGAAAGTTCAGCCGCAGTCCAAGGAAATACTGCTGTATATTCGTATGTAGGTGGGTCTGAGACTGCCGTATTGTCTGTTAGAAGTTGATCCTGTGACCAGACTCTTAAATAACCACCAGAGGAAGGTGATGTTGATCCTAATTCTATAATATAGGTATTATCCTTATCCTTGAAGAAAGGAATAAAGATAGCAGTAGAATGTTTAGCATCTCCTATATAATTCGTCCCGGGGCGTTTAATAACCGGCCCTGAGAGGATCGGAATCATATTCTTAGAGCTTTTGTACCCATAATGGTAAAACTCTTCACTAGAACGACCCTGAAGACTTCTTGCTAATACACCTTCTGTAAATTTAGGTTGGAGAAACTCATATTTCATTTAGTCTTCCATGCTTGCATATCGACTTCATATCCAGTAGTAGGAGTATTAAAAGTTCTATGTGTAACAGAATATCTTCCTTTTTTAGCATCAAGATAAGATGATCGTTCTCTATGCTCTGGTGTTTTATCTCTTGAATTTGCTGATCTTGCTTCTTGAATAGCTACAAAGTATTTTTGTGCCATTTCTGATTTTAAACCATCTTTACTTGTTAAGGTTTCAGCAATTTCTACAGCAAGTTTCATCCCTATTGCTTCAGCTAATAAAATATCTAAGTTATTTGTATCTGTTGGTGTTGCTACATATAGTAAATATAATGAAGTTTCATTTGATAATATGTTCTTTTTTTCAACCTGAAATTTGGAAACAGGTTCAACTTCTACTACTTTAATGCAGTCAGCAGGAAGCTGATAAGTATAGTTCCAGCCAAATACTGGTGCTTCTACCTGCGTAAGTAGTTTACGTTCTAATGCACTATTCCATACATTCATCCTTAGTACAGTTTCAATGCATCCTTCTATTCGTGCAGAACATGCTCTTGCTCTTGCACTATTTTCTGTTAAATTTTGTATTCTAGCTTCGCCTAAATTACTCAAGGCAAGGT